ACGGCCCGATGCAGCGCGTGGATGCGCCGACCGATCGTCGGTGGGTCTACCCTTCCGATTACGACCTGCCGCAGCTCTTTGACAACTTCGACAAGCTGCGCCTGCTGATTGATCCGAAGGGCAAGTTCGTCAAGAACGCTCACAACGCTGCGAACCGTCAGTATGACGATCTCATCATCGCAGCCCTCGGTGGTACCGCCCAGACGGGCGTCACCGGCCAGAACTCCATCGTTCTGCCCGCAGGCGAAATCGTCTCGGTGCAGCAAGGCGCCGCCTCCCCGACGGGGCTTACGGTCGCGAAGCTGCGCCAGGCAAAGCTCATCCTAGAACAGAACGAAGCGTTCTCGGATGAGGAGGGCGATCCGGGCGACCCCACGTCCGGCCTCGTGTGCGTCGCCGGCGCACGCCAGCTCGACAACCTCATGGCAGAAGCACAGGTCGTCAGCCGCGACTTCAACGACTCCCCGGTGCTGGAGGAGGGCCGCGTGCGGCGCTTCCTCGGCATCACCTTCGTGCGCTCCGAACGCCTTTCAACCGGCACGGACGACCAAGCCGGCACCTCCACCAAGGTATTTGTCTGGCAGAAGGAAGGCATGCACCTCGGGGTCTGGAACGACATCAGCACGAACATTTCCCAGCGCCACGACCTTCAGTCGGAGCCCTGGCAGGCATACGTCTACATGACCGCAGGTGCAACCCGGCTTGAGGAAAAGCGGGTCACTCAGATCTGGGCTCGGTAATTAACGGCAGGAGCAGGGGGCCGGTCCCCACTCCGGAGCCAAAGGAACCTTCATGGCTGTAGTCACTCGTCTTTCCGCGATCGTCAGCAACTACGAAGCGCAGCCGCGCGTCCTCACGTCCGGGTACATCGCGGGCGCGAACGATACCATCGGCTGCGGGATCGTTGCGGCTCAGTCGACCGATTCCATCGGCTCGGTCTACAAGTTCGGGTTCCTGCCCTCAGGAGTCCGGATCGAAGACATTCAGTTGATGAACGACGCCACCACCGCGGGAGTGTGGCAGCTCGGCATCATCCTGAACGACAACCAGTCGCTGAACCAGTCGCTCTCGCTCGCGCAGTGGAACTCCGCCACTGCGTATGTGCCTGGCAACGTCGTTCAGTATCTTGGCATCGTTTACTACTGCACCACGGGCAACACGAATTCCGTCCCGCCTTCTGGCAACTGGACGACCGGTGGCACGGTGGTGGCAGCCGCAGGGACGGTCCCCATCCCGAATGCGGGTGAGATCTTCAACACCGCGGGCTTCTCAACGGCGGCCGCGAACAACCACTGGCTGAGCGTCTTCAGCCCGAGCATCGGGGCGGTCGGCTTCACCGCCGGAAACCTGAATCTTCGCGTCTGGGAACTGCTCGGGTATTCGCAGGACCCCTTCTACGAATTCCTGCTGGCAGCCACCAGCACCACGGCGCCTACGGCCAACGGCAACATCGCGTTGCAGTGGTCCTGGCTGCGATAAGGAGACACGAACATGGCAGCCAACGGCCTCATCTACACGGTCTCCTTCTCGAACGTCTCGGTCTCGAACGCCGCGCAGAACATCTGGGAGCTGATCGTCGCCTCGGGCGTCTCGATCATCCTGCACTCGGTGCGCCTGACCTTCACCCCGACGATCACCTCGGGTGTTGCGCAGGATGTGCGCGCCTTGCTCAACATCCAGAACATCACGAGTACCGGGACGGGCGGCACAGCGAAGACTCCAACGCCCACGAATCTGCGCAACACGATCTCAGCGACCACGACCTGCAACAGTCTCGTGACCACCCCCGGATCTGCCGGCGTCGTGCGCGACTCTGAGAACGTCTCGATCATCGTGCCGTTCGAGCGCATCTACACGCCTGATCAGCGCACGCCACTCTCGGGCGGTAGTCGCTGGGCGCTGAACCTCTCGGCAGGTCTCGGAGGCGCGTTTAACGCGTCAAGCGAAATCTACCTCGAGGAAATCTAAGTGGCGGCGGTTAGCTACAGCCTCGCGATCACGCAGACGACGCAGGGGATGGGCCTGGAAGCGGTGGTGGCGGGGGCTCTCGCCCCCGCCGCAGGCCAGGTAGAGATCCGCATCGACCAGACCGCGACCACGATCACGGATGCGCAGTCAACCACCGGTACGCGCGCGCTGAAGAAGGGCGAGGCGCAATGGATCATCAATATCCTCACCCAGTACCTCATGCGCGATACGAACGTAGTGGAGTAGGCCTTGGCCGGGTACACCAGCACTGACCCGATCCACGGAACACTCCTCGTTGGAACTTCAGCCCTTCAGTGTGCGGCCGGAGTCATCGGAGGCGGCGCGGGCGCGGCTTATGACACGGTGCTGTTCGGGGTCTATATCCCGCTGTCCGCGACTGCGGCGACCGTCACGATTGCCGGGATGTCCAATAGTAGCGGGGCGGCTGCGAATCTCCTCATCACCGGGGAGACGACGGTGGACTACTTCTGGATGCCGCCGGCGCCGATCCTCAACTCCTTTGCAGCCTTCGTGTTTACCCCCTCTGCCACGAACTCCATTTGGGTGTTTACGCGCGCGTACGTCGGTCCCGAGCGACCCGGAACCCGAGTGACCACCTAAGTAGATTGTGCCCTGCTGCGGCACTAGGGTCGACCCATGGCCTCACAAGTCGACATCTGCAATACCGCGGCGGCCATCCTCGGCCAGCCGACGATTGCCTCCGTCACGGACCCCTCCAACGCTGCGCGCGTTTTCAATGCCGAATATGACCTGCAGCGCCGCGCGCTCCTCACGGGACGTGCGACGTGGCGCTTTTCCATCGCCAGGGCTTCACTTCCGGTCCTTGCTACCGCGCCCCTCTCAGGACCCTACACGCAGCAGTACGCGCTTCCGACGAACTGCCTGCGCGTGCTCCTGGCAGGTGACACGTACCCAGGCCTTGATCTGTCTGACTACCGCCTAGGACCCACTGATGCTGGGTATCTCGTCGAGGGGCGCAATATCCTGTGCGACTACGGTGCGCCGCTCTCGCTCCAATACATCGCCGATATCACTGACACCACCCAGTTCGATCCGTGGTTCTGTCTGTACTTCGGAGCGCATCTGGCGTGGCTGTGCTGCGAACGCCTGACCGGGTCTGATGCTAAGCAGGACGCCGCAGCCAAGCGCATGCAGTTCTACATGAGCCAGGCGACCGCTTCTAACGCCCTCGTGAACACGCCGGAATACCCGGCGGATTCGGAGTGGATGGCCGCGAGGATGCAGTAGTGGGACGCGCGTCCCCGGCCATTGCCTCCTTCAACGGAGGCGAAATCAGTCCCCAGATGGAGGGGCGTGTCGATACGGAGAAGTATCCGATCGGCACCCACATCCAGCAGAACTTCATTCCCTTAAAGCAGGGGCCGGCCACTTTCCGGCAAGGCACCGCCTTCGTACAGCCGGTCAAGAATTCGGCGAATCGAACCTGGCTCAGGCGCTTCGGGTTCTCCCAGACGCAGGCCTTCGTGCTCGAATTCGGCGGCGGATACGTCCGTTTCTACACCAATCACGGGCCTTTGCTCTCGACCGGGAATGCTGCCTACAACGGCGCCACCGCCTACGTGATCGGCAATCAGGTCACCTACGGGGGCATCACGTACTACTGCACGCAGGCCAATACGGGGCAGCCGGTTGCGAACACGAATTACTGGTACGCGATGTCCCCTTACAACGGCAGCGCCACACAGGCGATCTATGAGATTCCAAGCCCCTACACGGCCGCAGATCTCACCGACTCGATGGGAGAGTTCACGCTACAGATCGAGCAGTCAGGAGATGTGCTCTATATCGCCGGCGGAAATGCCGGGGTAGGACCTTCAGGAGTGGGCTACCCGCCTTACACCCTGACTCGCTTTGCGAATGCACCGCCGAACTGGCAGTTCGCGCAGTACTCCCCGACCGATGGGCCTTTCTCAGACCCGGTGCCACTCGTGCCGGGATCGGAGATTGCCGTCACGGTGAGTGCGACCCAAGGCATCGCCGTCATCGTGCGCTCATGGGGCGGGAATATTTTCGCCGCAACGGACGTGGGGCGCCTCATCCGTATCGCTTCCGGGTACTTCAATTCCGCTCCCTGGCAAAGTGAAGTCGCCATCAGCGCTGGCCAGATCGTCACGAACAACGGCCAGAACTACCTTGCGACCAATAGTGCGACAAGCGGGGATTCCGCTCCCGTGCAGACCTTTGGCACGCAACTGGATGGCCCCACCGGGGTTGCGTGGCTGTGGCTAGATTCGGGCTACGGGGTGGGGCAGATCACGACCTACGTGTCGGCAAGTGAGGTGGTCGTCAAGACTCTCAAGAACTTCCCCGCGAATGTAGTGCAGGGCGTTGCCGGCTCCTATGCCATCACGGCCATCACGCAGGCCGATCCTGCGGTCGTCACGTTCGGAGCCGCTGCGAATAACCAGCAGCCGGTGTTCATTTTCGGGGTCAGCGGAATGACGCAGGTCAATCAGATCCCCTACGTCACCGCAGGAGTAACGAGCACCACGACACAACTTGCGGGAGTGGATTCCACGAGCTTTGGCGCCTACACGTCCGGGGGCTTTGTCGTACTGAACGCAACGGTGGAATGGCAGCTCGGCGCGTGGTCGAACACCACCGAGTGGCCGCGCGCACTCGCCTTTTTCAAAGACCGGCTCTTCTGGGCGGGCAAACTCAACGTGTGGGGCTCAGTTCCTGGGGCCTATGCGAGTCACACCCCTGATGAGTTCGGGCAGCAGACGACCGATTCTGCGATGAACGAACTGGTGTCAGGGGCAGATGCTTCCAATATCTGCTGGCTCTCGTCCGCCATCATTCTCTTGATCGGCACGCAAGGCGGGGAATATGGCCTTGATGCTGCGAACTACTCCACGAGCCCCTTGGGTCCTGCGAATGTAGAGATCCTGCGCCAGTCCGCGTGGCGCTGCCGGAACATCCGCCCCGAACTCATCGGAACTTCCGTCCTCTACGTCCAGCGTTCCGGTCGCAAGATCTTTGCGATGGATTACAACTTTTATCTCAATCGCTATGACTCGACCGATCAGTCGAAGTTTTCTTATCACATCACGATTGGGGGGATGAACAGCATTGCCTATATGCAGGAGCCGTGGAGCATCGTGTGGGCGACGCGCGCTGATGGGACGCTTCTCTCCTACACCTTCAATCGCGAGGATCAGGTCACCGCGTGGGCGCGACACAACCTCGGAGGGAACGGGGCGGTGGAATCCATCGCCGTCATTCCGGCGCCCGATGGCCTTCGGGACGAGCTGTGGCTGATCGTCAATCGCACCATCAACGGCGTCACGACCCGCTATGTCGAGTACCTGGTGAAGCACTACGAGGGCCCCCAGGCAGGTTACACAGGGGATGCGCAGTCCTCGTGCTGGTACCTCGATTGCGCGACGCAGGAAGTCTCACCGCCATCACCCGGGCAGACCACGACGACCGTCACGCTGCCACTGAATTCCAATGGCGTGCCATACCTCATCGGACAGACGGTTGGGATATTCGCCGATGGGGGCAAACAGCCGCCGCAGGTCGTTCCGCCCTCGGGGGTGCTCAGCATTCAAGGAGCCTTCACCACGGTCACGGTAGGGCTGCCCTACCAGGGGAATGTCGTGCCGGTGAGGCCCGAGGGCGGCGCGGATGCAGGGACTGCACAAGGCAAGATTAAGAAAGGCGCAAAACTCGTTCTTCGTCTCGTGGACGCTCAGGGCGGTCAGGTGGGGCAGCTCACCAATACACCGGCCGGGGTCTATGTCGACCCCTTGGGCCTCACAACGATTCAGCAGAACACCGCTCCTGCCGGTGCGGCGTTGAATGGGCCGGTACTCGACTACATCCGCTACAACGACACGTCCACCGCGCTCAATTCCCCCCCCGCGCTTCAGTCGGGGGACTTCCCCATGAATTTCCCCTACAGCGCAACCTCCGATCAGGACGCGCGCGATATGTACATCCTCGTGCAGCAGAACGATCCCTTCCCGATGACGGTGGTCGGGCTCTTCCCCTCGTACAAGGTGGAGGAGCCGCAGTGATCGTTGAGATTTTCCAATCGTTCCACGTGGAGCTTCTGATCGCGCAAGGCGTGCAGGAAAGTCAGGTATCCGAGGCCTCGCTTGTGCCCGCTTCCTATGCAAGCCTCCCAAGGGTTCCGGGCCTTACCGCGCGAACGGACGAGGGAAAAATTTTGCTCTGTGGTGGCGTGCTCCCGCAGGAGCCTGGGATCGGCAAGCTCTGGTCGCTCGTATCGAAAGATGCGGGCCCGTACTTCCTGTGGCTCACGCGGGCGACGAAGCGGTACTTGGGCACGCAGAGCTTGCGCAGGATCGAGGCCACCACGCAATTCCCGCAGGGCTGCCGGTGGCTTCAGATGCTCGGCTTCAGGTACGAAGGCGAAGTACCCGGCTACGGCCCGAATGGGGAGACTCACAAACGCTTCGGAAGGGTCGTGTAATGGCATTTCTGCCCGTCCTGGCTCTTGCGGCCGGCGCTGCTGGCACCGCTATTTCCGGCATCCAGAAGTCTCAGGCCGATACCTATAACTCGAAGGTAATGTCCAATGAGCAGGAAGTCTCGATCAACCAGGCGAACGCTCAGCAAGGCCAGGTCATCCGCCAGGGGCGCGA